CTTTTAAAAATGATTGATATTCTAAATCTGGTAGTTCTCTAAAGTATCCCATTTTAATATCCTACTGTGTTGTCTGCATCATTTCCATCATCATCAAAATAATCAATATCATAAATTGGTTCAATTTCTTTAAAGGTTAGATCCATATTCATTGATATTGGTGTTCCATCATCATATGTTGCATATACGTTTTCTCCAGTATAATTTACATTCATATCAGTAAGAAAACATTGTTTAAATTTATGTAAGAATGGGTGATTTCTGCTTCCTTGTCTATATCTTAATTCAAAAATATTTGGAGATTTTAATAGGTATTGATTTCCTGCATCAGTTGTTTTAGTTTTTGGTGCCATATTAAGTTTGAAAGATCTTATAATCATTTTAATTTGTACCATTTCATCTTGACTTCTAGGAGTCATTTTAAATGAAAATCTAAAACTTCTTAGAGTTGGACCATTAAATAATAATTCCATATTTGGATTAAATATTTCTCCACTTTCTCTTGCAAGAAGTTGATCTGCACTTATATTTCCACCAAAAATTCCAACTGCTTTCGCTGCTAATTTTTTAGTTATGAGACTTTGAGCTTCTGCACCAGCAGTGTTAAATATATTGGCAGTTTCTTCACCTACTGATTTTCCTATTGCTTCCATTTTTGCAGTTAAACCTTCTTTACCTACTGAAGATTTCATTATACTTTCAACTGCATCAGCTCCCATAGCAGTTAAAGTGTTTAAACTATCTTCTGCATATTTGACACTATTACCATCTTTAACATTAGATGGTATTTGTAATAATATACTGCCTTTACCTATTAGTCCTTTTTTTGCTAATGCTCCAGATGTTGTACCTCCTACATTTTTAGATGCACCAAGACTTCTAGTTCCAGCTGATCCAACTACTGAACCAGTTAGTTGTTTTGATGATTTATATTCTACAATATCTATTTGCAAGTAATCTGTATCTTGTGTTAATGATTCTAATGGATATCTTAATATACCACCTCTTGCCTTTATACCACTGTCCTTTTTAGATTCTTTTGATTGTGTTTGTGTTTTTTGTTCCTGCCATTCTTCTGCTTCTTTAAATGATTTTTGCTCAGTTTCTTTATAATCTGCAGGAAGACCGCCACTACCATATTTTGCTTTTAAAGCTGCACGTTCTTTTCGACTCTTTTCTATTGCAGATAATCTTGCTTTCTCTTGTTTTGTTTGCTTTACAGCTTGCTTTACTCCTAAGTTTCCAAAACCCATTATCGACCTTTTCTTATTAATTTTAACTATTTAGACGTATTTTTCCATAAGGTATTCCACGTAGAGATTCTATTTCTTCGTTTGTTGCCATATAGAGTTGTCCTACAACTTCATTCCATGTGTATTGTCTAGCTTGACCCCAGTGAAAGTTTAATCCTTTAAATCCCCATTGAAATACATCAGTAACTGCCACTAATGGAAATTCATCATATTTAACACCTGGTGTTTTGGGTTTATAAACAAAAGTATAGTAATTTCCTGCTTCAGGAATTTTTCCTGTTTCTGGTAATACTTCTATTATTTTAAGCATTAAATCATCTGGACTTTCAATTCCCAACATATTATTTTTTATACTTGAAATTCTATCCATTACTTAATACCTAGTTCGTTTTCGGTTAATACTTTAAATTCTAATCTACGATCTTTACAATATTCTGTTGCTGCTTTCCATTTTGCTTGATTTTTTGCATATTCATATACTTCATATACATATCCTTTTGTTTTTCTTTTTTGAACTTTTGGTTCTATACATTGTTTCTTTGGTTTTATTTCGATTATATACTTTTTAATTTGACCACTATTTTCTCGTACCTTAATGTAGAAATCTGGAAAGTATCTATGGTATCTATTATCTATTGGTGACTTGTAAGGAATAAAGAATTCTTCACTCCCCCATTCTAAAATATTTTGATTACTATCACAATATTTCATGAACTTTAGTTCCCATAAAGAACGATATATTATATTATTATAGTCTCCTTTATATTTGTTAGGAATTTTTGGTCTAAATTTTCCTTTATAAGCCATCTAAATAGATAATAATATAGTAATAATATAAGGTATTTAGAGTGGCAGAGTCTATTATTCAAAAATTATCAATGAGTGAAGCCAAGTATAAACTTGGTAGAGTGGCATTAACTAATTACTATCAAGTTAATTTTTCTGCATTAAAACCTACAATAACTGATTATCTTAATAATATTGTTGGTTTAAATGACGCTTCAAATTTTTTATCTAGGGATGCAGGAATACTTTGCTCTGAAGCATCATTACCTGCAAGTGCATTTGCAACAGCTGAAGTAAAGGATAATTTTATGGGAGTACCTCAAGAATTTGCTCATAGTCGATTATATACAGATATTGATTTTACTTTTTATATTGATGAAGATTATACTTTGTTAAGGGTTTTTGAAGGATGGATGGATTATATTTCAGGTGGTTCTAATGTTGATCCTGATCATAAAGCATTTTATAGAAGATTTACATATCCTGATCAATATAAAGTAAATACTATGTCTATTCAGAAATTTGAAAGGGATTATAGAAGACAGATACAATATGATTTTAAAAATGCTTTTCCTAAATCAATTACTTCTATTCCAGTTTCTTATGGTACTGCAGATATTTTAAAAGTTAATGTTACTTTTAATTATGATAGATATGTTGTAAATAGAAAATATGGTGCAAGTACTATTAGTAATGATACTCCACAAGGAACTGTTACAGGTTCATTCATTTCTGATGATGGACAAAGGATTCCAATTAATTTTGCTAATTAAAATTTATATCTTAAATAATCAAGCTAAATAAACATACTGAAGTGCTGTAAACATTATGCCATTACCAAAAATTAATACTCCAACCTATGAGTTAGTATTGCCTTCTACTGGAAAAAAGATTAAATATCGACCATTTTTAGTAAGAGAAGAAAAGATTCTTATTATGGCATTGGAGACTGAAGATATGAAACAGATTACTAATGCTGTTGTACAAATATTAAATGAATGTATTTTAACAAAGGGAGTAGATGTAAATAAACTTGCTACTTTTGATATTGAATATTTATTTTTAAATGTTCGTGCAAAATCTGTTGGTGAAACTGTTGACGTAAATATAACTTGTCCTGATGATAATGAAACATCTGTTGAAATGCAGATCAATATTGATTCTATTAAAGTGCAAAAGACTAGAGGACATAAGAATATTATTAAAATAGATGATCAATATTCTATGAAACTTAAGTATCCAGCACTTGACGAATTTATTAATAGTAATTTTGATGTTGAAAGTGAGACAACTGATGTTACTAAATCGCTTAGTATGATTAGTTCATGTATTGAAATGATTTATGATGATGAAGAAAGTTGGGATGCTGCTGATTCTACTAAAGAAGAATTAGAAGAATTTATTGAACAATTAAATAGTAAACAATTCAAACAGTTAGAGAAATTTTTCTCTACAATGCCAAAATTATCACATAAAATAAAAGTAACAAATCCTAAAACAGGAGTTGAATCTGAAGTTGTATTGGAGGGACTAGCAAGTTTTTTCACCTAAGTATGGCTCATACTAGTCTTGAGTCATACTATAAGGTTAATTTTGCCTTGATGCAACACCATAAATACTCATTAACAGAGCTAGATAATATGATGCCTTGGGAAAGGGAAGTTTATGTGACTTTATTACAACAATATATTGAAGAAGAAAACCTAAAACAGCAACAACAGAGTGGCGTTTAATTCTTATTTAAAACCAGAATCTACATCAAAACCAAAATTGGGGAAGACATCAGTTTCTTCTTCTATATTTTCTGGTGGACCTAAACTTAATGTTACTCCTAAATTTACTTTTGGATCTGTTGCTAGATCAATTGGATCATCTCAGCAAATAAGTAAACTTGATCCTATAGAAGTTCCACAAAAAGGACCTGATCTTGGTATTAGTAAAATTCATGCTACTATTAGTAAACTTACTGCACATGTAAGAAAATCTTTAGGTAGAATAATTAAATTAGAAAAAAGAGTAGATGTTAATGCAAAGAAGATTACTCTTTTAAAAAACGTATTAGAAGCAAAAGATAGTTTTGGTGGAAAAGACGATCCATTAATAGAAACTAATAGGATTCTTGTAGAGATACAAAGTCAATTGGCAATAGATTTTGCATCTAGAATTGCTGCAAAAGAGGATGATCTATCGGATGCTAAAGTAGGTAAAGAAAAGAAAAAAAGAACTCTTGCAGAAAAATCTATAGAGGGTATAAAAAGTGTAGCAAAAGGTATTGTTAGTACAGTTGATGCAGTATTTACTCCAGTAAAAGGTTTTTTTGAAAAAATTAAAGAGTTTGTTCTTGTTGTAGCTACTGGTATTTTAGCAAATGAATCTTTTGAATGGTTAAAAGATCCTAGTAATCGACAAAGTTTAATTAATGTTTTAACATTTATAGCAAAACAATGGAAATGGATTGTTGGTATAGTTGCTGGAGTTATTGTTTTTAAAGTTATACGTAAGATAGTACAAATAATAAAAGGAATTTGGAAAATTCTTAAATTCTTAAATAAAGTTAGAAAGGGTATAGGGTCAATATTTAAACATGGGTTAAAAAGAGCTGGAAAACGTGCAGCACTTAAAGTTGGTGGAAAAATAGGAGCAAAGACTGGTGCAAAATTATTAGGAAAAAGTGCTCTTAAAAAAATTCCTCTTGTTGGTTTAGGTGCAGCATTATTTTTTGCTGGACAAAGAGCATTATCAGGAGATCTTGCGGGTGCTGGTCTTGAATTGGCATCGGGTGCAGCATCTACAATTCCTGGTGCTGGAACTGCAGCATCTGTTGGTATTGATGTTGCTTTAGCAGCTAGAGATATTAAGAGGGAAGGTGAAGATCAAGGTCAAGGTGGTTCTAGAAATAGAAGACCTGGATCTAGATCTTATATTCCTAAGAGAAATGAAAAACAATTATCGGATAATACTCAGAAGATGATTAAATCAATATCAAATTCTTCTTCTGATGATTTAAATATAATTGATATTGATATTCCTACAATTCAATCACCACCACCTGAAATTAAAACACCATCAGCAGGAAAACCCAATCCTGTTATTAAGGTTTCTTCTTTTAATATGATGAATGAATATATGATAAGAACACCAGAGTTGCATGGTATAGTATAGAATTATGGCAGTTATTAAAGTACAAGAAAAACAAGTAAAACAACTTAGAATAAATGTAACTAATATTAATAGTTTTCTTATTGATAGTAATAAAAAATTGATAAAATTGAGAAAACAAAAAGAATTAAATAATCAGAGATTAGAAGAGAAAGAGAAACAAAAAAAAGAAGAAGCAAATTTAGAAGCAGCTAATAAAAATACTGAAGGTGGATCTCTAAAAAAGAGTATTATGAAATCTTCTTTAAGTTTATTTGATAAAGCTAAAGAGTTTTTTGGACTTTTACTTACAGGAATAATTGTTAAGGAGTTACCAAATATTGTAGATGGTATTACTACATTTATTGATAATAATAAAGGTTGGATTAGTGCTTTTGGATCATTCTTGATGAGTATTGTAAACGTTGCATCTGGATTAATTAATTTATTTAAGAGGGATAAACCTGAGATAGATTCTTCAGTAAAAGAAGGAAATGCAGCACTTAAAGAATTAACTACTGAATCTTCTGAATTAGATTCTATGAATGAATACCTTAAGAATGAGATTAAAGAATCTGAGGATGAAATGTCTGAAGACAATAAAAATGATAATAAAGAGAATAATACTTCTGAAACTGAGAGTCAGAATACTCCACCAAAAAAAGATTGGGCAAAAGAGTTAACAAACGAAAAACAACCTGCAATTCAAAAGGAGAAAAAAGAAAATTCTAAAGGTATGGGTGGTGGTGGAGAAAAACCAATTGTTGGTCGTGTAGGATCTACAGGATTATCAACAGGTCCTCATGTTCATATTGAGAGTGGTGATGGATTTGATGGTCGGGGAAAAGAAATTCCTGAACATATTGTAAATAATGTACTTATTAATGGAAAATCTATTGATGAATATGAACTTACTTCAAAACCAGGACCAAGAAATCATCCAGTAACGGGTGAAGTAAGTGAGCATATGGGATATGATTATGCTGCTCCTTTAGGATCTGCTATTACATTGTCTGGTGGATTAAAAGTTGTTGAGTATTCTCCTGGAGAAAATAATGGGTATGGAAATCTTTTAGTTATACAAGATTCTTTTGGAAAATTATATAGTCTTTCACATTTACAAAGTGGACCACAAAAAACTAAAAAAGTTAAATTAGATGATAAGAATTTAATTCGTGGTAAAGGTGGAAGAGATTTATCTTTGTTGACAAATAGTACTGGTAGAAAATCTAAAACTGTTATTATTGCAACTCAAAAGGTCGAGACAATGGTTCCATATCCACAATATATTCCAGTAGGGTAAAGAAATATGAGTGCATCAAGAGCTTCATTATATACTCATTTAGTAATTGATAAGGACGGTAAAAGAGTTCCTCTTCAAGGAAAAACTGTTGAGTTTGAATATTTTGAGAGTTTGTATTCTCCAGTAATTACTGCAAATTTGGTTTATAGTGATGCTGGTGGATCAGTTCCTGCAGAAAAAGATCAAGATTCTGCTGGTAGACTTGGTAGTATTAAAGATTCATTACCTATTACTGGATATGAAGATGTAGAAGTAGTAATTTCTAATGATTCTGGAGAATTAAATTTTAAGAAAAACCCCTTTAGAGTTAATGGTGCTCCAATTCTTGGTCAAGAATCTAATCGTCAAACAGTTCTTTTACAATTAACTTCAATTACTGCAGAAGAAAATTTACAACCTAAAGATCCATGTAAAAAGTATATGGGTAGAATAAGTGATACTGTTGATAAAATATTAAAAGATGAACTTAATATAAGTCAAGATAAAATTAAAATTGATAGTACAAGAAACTCATATAATTTTGTAACAAAGGGAAGAGGTGGATTAGATTTAATAAATGATTTGTGTAGAAAATCC